GCGAAAAAATGCCCAAGTAGTTGGCGGTCAGGATGCCCATAGACCACACCAAGATTGTGACGCGCACCGCATCGCCAAGCCAGGAGTGGTCTGGATCTTCCTGTTCTGTCTCTTTGTTTTCCTTTGGGTCTGCCATGATTGGTTGAAGCGTTTAGTCGAGCGGTGATCGAGGTCTTAGCAGCTGTAGCAGGGGCGTCAGTGGGAGTGGCTGGTTTAGGAATCGTTCGTGCCAATAGTCAAAGCCAGTCAGGCCGTGAGTCGTTAGTGAGGCTTACGTCAGCTGTGGATAATCTAGCCACACGAATGGATGTGCTCCATACCGACATGATGGCAAGAGACCGTGAGATTTTTGGGAGGCTTAGTGATCTGGAGCGTTCAGTTGCTCGACTTGAGGGTCATAGCGACCGGAACTAGACTTTTAGCAGTTGAGTCATTCCAATGTTTTTGATTCTGAAGCCAATTCTGTTTCGGTTTCTGCGATCTGAAAGCCTAAAGCGTTTGGTTTGCGACTTGCTCAAAGCTTATGCAAAACGCTCAGACAATACTGTTGACGATCAAGTCGTTGCTTTTGTAGAGAAAAACTTGTTCCCTACAACTCGCGTTGAGAAATGAAAGGCGATCCCGCCTGGGTTCTGGTCAGCGGGTTTTTTGTTTTGGGAACATTGGCTGCCGTTGTCATTGGAGGCGGTGGCTTCTTTTTCCTGTCTGGTTGGCATGGTGGTTACCGTTCAGGCTTGTCTCAGCGTCCGGAATGCCCTAGACCGGCGTTAAGGAAATGAATCGCTTTTTTATGGTGCTGACTCTGCTGCCGTTTTTTGCTCATTTCAGGGGAACGCCCCATCAACTAGCAGCCATAAAAGAGTTTGAGGATGCGTTGCCTGAAGAGCTATTGAGGGAAGATGCGGCTTGGTTTGAAGCATGGAAGCAAAGCGGAATAGCGCAGAGCACTTCTGTTCCCTATTTTCATCAGCTAGATAACAAAAGCGGCAGGGGTTACAGGGAGTGTTTTAGTTCTTCGGCTGGAATGATATCGGCTTTTTATGGAAAGGTAAGGACTGATGACGCGTATAACAAGATCAGGGAACGGTTTGGCGATACAACAAGTATTGAGGCTCAAATTCGTGCGTTGAGAAGCTTGGGCTTACATGCAGAGTTCAGACAAGACGGTGATGGGAGCTTGGTTGAAGCTGAGTTGGCAGCTGGCCGTCCAGTCATGGTTGGTTGGCTTCATCACGGTGACATGAGTAGAGGTGAGCCACCAATGTGTGACAGCTACGGCTGTGGTCATTGGAGCGTCATTGTTGGCTTCGATAAGGATGATTGGATCATGCACGACCCAAGAGGCTTGCCAGATATTGAGAAAGGAGGCCATTCAGGGCGATATGGCGGCAAGAACGCCAAAGTGTCACGTCAAGCCTTCAAGATGCGTTGGGAAGTTGAAGGCCCTGGAACGGGCTGGGTGATTTTGGTTGACGATGAATAGACTGGCGTTTTAATTGACTTGTATGGCAGTTCTGTGCGATTGGGAGATCAGATCTCTTTGCGATAGCCATCAAATGGTTTGGCCTTTCGTTCCAGAGCTATTGAATCCAGCAAGCTTGGATCTTCGCTTGGGTCATCGTTTGATGATTGAGGTTTCTGACCAGCGAGATTTGATTGAGATTGATATTTCAGACCGAACAGAAGAGGATCCGTATTATTTAGCGCCTAGTGAGTTTGTACTAGCAGAGACCGTTGAGACGTTTAATCTGCCTGATGATATTTCGGCTCAGTTTGTCTTGAAGTCAAGCCGTGCCAGAGAAGGATTGAATCATTTGTTAGCTGGTTGGTGCGACCCCGGATGGCATGGAAGTCGCTTGACGCTTGAATTGACCAATGAGCGTCGTTATCACGGCTTGCATCTATATCCCAATCTAAAAATTGGTCAGATGGTTTTCCATCGCATGAGCAACGTTCCAGCACTCAGTTATGCGGTGACAGGCAATTACAACAACCATTTACGGGTTATGCCGTCTGTTGCTGCCTAATGGGTCTGTATTGGCTGTGGAGCTATGTGATTGCCTTTTGGTCAACGGTTGTTGTCAATTGTGCCAAGCCGGTCAATTGGGACAACTGTTGGCCTCCACAAGACTGGCTTGCTCCCTCAATTAGTGATTACATTCGAGCTAGGCAGCCTCCTTACTCTGAGGAGCGCAAGATCTTGGAGCAGATCAATGGACGATATGAAATGGATGATCGCAGAACAGACGCTCCATGAAGAGCTGATGATGGAGCGTTCGGTTCGCTCTGTTTATAACACTGAGGACATTGAAGAGGTTCAAGGCTTATGCGCCGCACTAGTCAGACAGAATTGGCATCAGCGAAAGCTTTTAGGCCAAGCCGTTAGCCGCATTGCAGATATGGACGCTCAGCTTGCTTGCTTGGAATAAAGGCGCAACGCCTCTTCATAGATCCAGCGAGCTTGCCAGTCTTGAGCGTGCCAGCGAACGGTGCCGCCATAAGTAACCTCCCAAACCCATTCACCATTTCTTGACACGCGCTTGAGAGTTGGTTCCATCTCTTCAAGTTAGATCGAAGAGTGGGGGACTTACACGAAGCGGTCAACAGGATTCCACCCCCGCCAGTCCTTTCGGCCCTGGCCCGCTTGATGCCCCAAGCCTTAGAAAGGAGCAGTGTCTTCTTTCTTAGGTGGAAGCGTAAAGTCAGACACGCGCAAGTCGAGAGACCGACCTTCTGTGCCGTCTTTCTTTTGATAAACACGAACCTTGCCGTTTCCGGCGACAGTGATCTTGTCGCCTTTGCGCAAGTAGTTGACTACGGTTTCAGCGCGTTTACCCCAAACAGTGCAATCAATCCAGGTTGTTTCGTCTTTGCCGGTGCGAGCAGCAAGACTAAAAGAAGCAACTTGCATGTCATTGACTTGCTTGCTTTCTGGGTCTTTACCGAGGTTGCCGTGAGCGGTGATGTTGAGCATTTACTTACCTGTGAAAAAACGAGAGATGATAATTTTGAGGGCTTGATTAGTGTTGTAATCGCGCTGCCTCATGTAGTCGCGAAGTTTGTTGCCTAGGCTTTGATCAAGACGAACTTGGAATAAGTTGTGGGAGCGTATGTCGTCTTGCTCAGCCTGTCGTTCAGCGCGGATTTTCCGCTTGTTGTCTTCAGGCATTGACGGCAAATTTAATTAGATTGGCATTCATCCAGTCTTGGTGCTTTTTACTCGTAAGAGCAGGAGCTACTTTAGCATCGGGTTTCAGGTTAAAATCCCGTCGAAAGCTTTCACAAAAGGACGCAAGGCCCTCCGGCGTTAGCTCTTTAATCAAGCCAAGGCAGAGATTGCGATCGTTCTCAGAAAGAGGCTGATCGCCATCACTTACGCCCTCAACCTTCGCAGCAGGTTTGGCGGTTGGCTTTGCTGCAGGCTGATCATCAGCAAAATCACCATCCATGTCCATGTCGGCAGTCAAGCCAAGCATGGCCAATAAGGCGTAGCGTTTGAGGTAGGTGCATGATCCTCCAAAGTCATGCAAGGCATTTCGGCCTTTACCTATGACCATTGGCAGGCGGCTGATCAACTCAGCGCCACTAATGTGCAGCAACTTTGTAACCAAGATTGGTTCAAGCCCTTCGCTTGGCTCAAAGACCTGTGAGATGACAAGACCGTTTTTAATTAGATGCGGTGTAACAGTTGAAAGGACTGTTTCTAGATCAGCAAACTTACCGTATTGAGCACTGGCTGTTTTGTTGATAGCCGGGACAGTTTTGTGAAACTTGACCAGGGCTTCAATTAAGGGCTGTAACGCTGATGATGGCGCAGGGGTGTTCATGTTTAACGGTGAAACGTCGGTGGGCATAGAGGCTTACAAATTGAGAATCGTCATTGACAACGTTTGCAATGTCGAGCGAATCAAAGACAGCTCGGCAAAGTTTGTCGAGATCGCCAATCCTTTTAGCGCAATGAACAGGAGCTAATGGCTTTAATTCGCCGTTTGCTTTGTAGTGGGATTTTGGTCGATCAAAGGCAAAGGTGATTGATGCACTCATCGGCCTATCCATTATGGCATACCAGTCATCAGGTAACGACTCTTGCGCGGCTAAAGCAACAGCTTGTCGCCACGGCTTACAACGTTTTGAAGACTCCAAAAGGATGCCTCTACCAACGTGTCGCTTGCTGCCCTGTGGGGCTGGCTTGCCAAGCACTACAAAGGTAAAGCTGCTAATGAATTTGTCCCCAATTGTTTGGCCGTGGTTTTTGCTCGCGGAGAGCAAAGAAGCCTTGAAGCTCAGGGTAAGAGTTCATAACTTCTCTTGCTGCGAAAGCTCTGTGGTTGTTGTTGACTTTCAAACCAAAGTCTCCAGTTGAATGGCGCGTTTCCCACCGCAAGGCTTCAAACAGGCCGTTGATGCTGTAACGGTTATGGCCAAGGCTTTTCAGCTCAAGAGCCATTTCTGCAAGCTTAGGAATCAAGAAAGGATTTTGTTTCTTGCAAGCGTGCCATTGAAGTTCAAGCTTGTTAGGAACGGTCATTGTTTTTTAAGTTGTGGCTGTGACCCATTGCT